CTCTGGTACACAGCAACTATCATTCTTTACTGTTGTAAATCCACACGTTACTGAAGTATCAGTACTGGGTACTCCTAAGATATGGCAGTCAATAAAAAAACAGGATAAACCAGGATTAAAACCATATTTACCTAAGTTCGGAAATGTTATAAACAGTCTGAGAAAAAATAGGATTGATGATCTTGATAAACTTCAAACCATTATCACACAAAATCTAAGACAAGGGAAATCATTTGTAAATCTATCAAAAGAAATCAAAAACGTATTTAATACGACAGCGAGCAATGCAATCAGGATAGCCAGGACTGAAGGCATAAGAAATATGAACAGCGGCGCATATGCAAATACTCAGGCAGCTATGGATGCTGACGTAGACATTGGTCGTGAAGTTGTCGAGGTCATGGACGACAGAACAAGAAGCCAATCCAGAGCGATAAACGGACAGAAACAAAAAGGATTAGATCCTTTCCATTATCCAGAAGGCGTATTGGTTGATATAATAGGCAATTCAGGACGTGCGAAATGGGACATCAACGAACGTGGTACATCAGTGGATTTCCTGCAAGATATGGACCCGAACACTTTAGAAGGAATAAACCCGGCTACAGGCAAACATGGCAACGCCAATATGAAAGATTTTAATTTATATATGGAACAAAACGATTTAAGATATACAAGGACAGGTCGTATCACTAGCAAGGGGAAAACGGCCTTTTGACAATACTTGCAAAATATACAATGATATGCTAATCTATTAGTATATAGATAAAACGTAACCTCTGCGGAGGGGACAAAAGAGGAAGCACATATGAATATAACAGAGTTTGTATCAAATCATTTATTCAACAAGGGCACTAATATTTTAATAGATGGTGCCACATCGGAGAAGGTTAAAGATGCACTTTCAGGGCTGGAATCAGCATTGAAAGGATTATCAGAAGCCGAAACAAAAAGTTTATTTGAGGATACATCCCCCTTTAAATCATATGTAGATAAGCGAACAACGGACGGGGTCAAAACTAGAGAAGATAAATTAACTTCTGAGTTTGAAACTGAAAAGAGAAAGTTTGCTGAAGAAACAACAAAATTAAAATCAAGAATCCCACAGTCAGAAGATCCTTCAGAGCTTAGAAAACAAGCATTAGATGAATCTGATATCAACGCAAGGCGAATGTTGGAAATGAGAGCCGATAATATAGAAATTAAAAATCAGCTTGCAGAATCAACAGCATCAGATGCAAAGAAATTGCAGGAACTGACTAGAGAACGATTATTGAATATTGCACGGTCTGAACTTGGAGAACGTCATTTACCTAAATCAATATCTGATAATTTACAGATGTTTATAGGATCAGATGAAGAAACAACCAAGGGCAAAATGGCAAACTTCAATACAGAATGGGATAACTTGACGAAAGACATTAAAACTTCAGGAATAAATCCTGATACACCCCCTGGATCTGGTGAACCAGTGAAAGAGGGAGAAGATAAAATGAATGAACGTATGGGAAGTATGTCATTCTTAGATTAAAATGGAAGCCTTAGTGCTTCCTATAAACTTTTAGGATGCATTAAATGTCTAATACTTATCTATCAGTTGCAACCATTGCATCTGAAGCACTGCCGCTATTGGCTGAACAGATGGCCATGTTGCCACTCGTTCACAGAGGGTTCGATGGTGAATTTGGATCATCTAAACAAAAGGGTGATACTATCCAGATTGAAAAGCCTCAGAACTTTTCTACAGTAGACGGTTCTGGCGATATATCTAGTTCATTCCAGGACATCACAGAAGCAAAAGTTGATTTAACTTTAAACGTTCAGAGGTCTGTTCCTATCAACATTACGGCAAAAGACCTTACTCTTTCAGTAAAGGATTTTACTCGTAAGTTCACTGAAGGCGCAGTTATTGCCCTTGGTGAATATGTTAACCAGGACATCCTCAGTTTGTATGAAGATATTCCTTATTTTTACGGTGTTTCAGGCACAACTCCTGATGCTCTGGCTGATATTTCACAGCCTAGAAAAATCATGCAACAGAATAAAGCCCCTGCTTCAAAAAGATCCTTTGTAATGGATGCTGATGCAGAAGCTAAGTTTCTTGAACTTGACAGCCTTGTGGAAGTAGACAAATCCGGCATGAATACAGCTTTAAGAGATGCTGCAATTGGTAGAGTATACGGTATTAATATGGTTAGTGATAATCAGATTAAGACCCATACAGCCGGATTGTATTCAGCTCTTGCAGATGTAGACGGAACTGGAACCGCTGGAGATACAACCGTAGCTCTTGCATCCACTGCCGGTGCATCAACCGCAACGTTGTTGAAGGGTGACATTTTCACAATGGACGGATATCAGTATGTAGTAACCGCAACCACTGCCGCCGCTGCATCTGGGGATATTGCATCTGTAGCAATATATCCGGCTCTTCAGACGACTGTTGCAGCCGATGCAGTTGTGTTTGCTGATGTAACCGCAAAGGCTCACGTTGCAAACCTGATGTTTCAGAAAAATGCATTTGCCCTTGGAATGGCTCCTCTTGCCGCTCCTATCGGTGGCGCAAATAGTTCTGTTATGACCTTCAACGGTTTATCTATTCGTGTAGTAATGGATTATGATGTAAACAACGACAATAATATCATGAGATTTGATGTTCTGTACGGTGTCAAAACATTGTTTCCTGAACTTGCAGTTAGAGTGTTAGGCTAAGATTATAGGGGTGGCATTGCTGCCCCTTTTTAAAGAGGATAATTATGAAATGCAAAATATGCGGATGTGAGTACTCCGACAAGGTGTATCGAATCCATATTGTAAGATGCGACCAAAAAGAACAAATAGAATCAATAGAAACCGACTTAACAAAGCCTCTTATTATGTCAGAGCTTAGACGAAAAGATATCCCCTTCAATCCAAGAGATAAAAAAGAAGTGCTTTTGACCATTTTAAATGAATATCAAGGGGCTGAATAATGGCTTTAATTACCCTGACAGAGTTTAAGACTTATCTACAAATTATTGATAGTTCATATGATGCAGGGTATGCAGCTTATATAGAAGCGGTATCTTCTGACGTTGAGGACATGGCAAATAAGTTCTTTGACCTTACATATGCAATAAATACAACAAACGGATCTCAATTTTTAAGCTCATCAATTGAACAGTATGACATATTTGAAGGAATGACAGTATCAGGAACAGGTATACCATCAAGGGCAATAATTCAGAATGCCACTTTATATTCATCTGAAATGAATAAGTTTGCAACAGCAGACGGTACCGGGATTACAGCAACATTTAACGCGGTCCCTGAACAGATAAAGCCTGTAATAGCCAATATGGTAATGTACAAGATAATCAACAATACAGCTTCATCCGGTGGATCTGTAAAAGATCTAAAATCAAAAGGGATCGGGCCTGTATCTATTAGTTTCGGTGAAGGTGCAGCAATTGACAGCACCTGGGGCTATCCAAGGAACCTAGTAAAATCAATAAGAAGAATAAGACGGCTATCACTTGATAAAGGTGAATTAAGACGAACCGGTGAAGATATAACAAACAAGGATAGATAAATGGTATTCGTAGACAATGTAAAAGGCGAAAGCGTTGCAGTATCAGAAATTGGCCTTGATATAACAATGGGGAAAGTTCCAGGATATTCTGTTATAGATAAATTTGGAGTAAATCATGATGTCCAAACAGATACTACCCCAGAAGATATTTGGGAGATTGGCGGCGAATATATTTATGATGCAGATGGAACCGCACCTATAGTATCACTAGTATCTGATAACGGGGCAGACAATCAAACTATCATAATAATTGGTTTAGATATCAATGGTCGAGAGATATCTCAAGGAATAACCTTGACAGGGACAACAAGAGTTGCACTTGAAATCCCACTATGGCGAGTTTACCGAATGCAAAATGATAGTGCTACCTCAATAGTAGGGATGGTATATTGCTATATAGGAACAGGAAACGTTCCTGGCGTTGGTGCAATAAGGGCGGCAATAGATGATGGTCATAATCAAACACTTATGACACTATATACTGTTCCAAAAGGTAAAGTGGCATTCTTATTCCGTGGAGAATTAGGTATACAGTTGACAAGCGGTGGTGTCTCTTCTCAGGAGTTTGCACATTGCCATTATGAGAGCAGAAGGTTCGGGAAGGTTTTTACAATAAAAAAATCTATTACATTGTTAGCAAATGGAACAAGCATTTATGTGGATAAAAGATCTTTTCCAGATGTTATCCCATCTCTAACAGACATAAAGCTGACAGTTTTTGAAGTATCCACAGATATGGGGCTATTTGGGACATTCGATATAATGTTAGTAGATGAGACTAGATTTGAAGACTCATATCTTAGAGCCATAGGACAACCAGGATATTAATATGAATAAAGTTAAACCAAGCGTATTATTGAAAGGGAAAAAAGCAAAAAGAATATTAGAGAAAGCAACAGTTTTACCGTCTAATTCTAAAGAGTTATATATCGCAATAAAAAAAGCTGGCTTAAAATGAGTATGTTAAATTACTTTGATAACGAGATGATAACCAATGTAAAGATTACCTCAAAAGGAGATATCACAGGCGTTGATCTAAACGGACAGCCTATATATGATACTGATGAGATCAAATATGATTCAGATGGTGCAGTCTGGCAGGGATCATCAAGTCAGGTATTCACACTTGATAGGGTAGTCGACCCTGGCACATATCAGATAGTACTTGAACCTGAACGGATAACCGGTACTTTATCAGAAGGCGATACATGCGAGATAACTATTAACGGAGTACTGAGAGATTTTGATTTGAGCATACCAAACGACATTTTAGGGCTTGGTGAAGTGATGATATTAACAGGCACTTTGCAGGTCTTCGATGGCTAAACCGATTGAAGTTAAAACGACATTGGAATGGAACGGTGATAAGTTCGGGCCTGAGTTTGATAGGCTGATAACAAAGTCTTTGAATAAAGCGGCTATACTGGTTGAAAATGCAGCAGTAAAAAATGTTAATTTCCAGGTATATCAAGTTCCAATCCCTAAAACGAAATCAGGCAAACCTAAATGGATAAGATCCGGGTTTCTTAAAGCGAATATGACAAGGAAAATCGAGAAAGTAAGGGCGTTTGTCGGTAATAATATGATGCATTGTGGGTAGAAAAGGGAACAAGAAGAACAAGAGCAAGGCCGTATTTACTCCCAGCATTATTGCTAAATAAAGACAAGATAAACCGGATATTCAAAAAAACCTTGAAGGAATCAAAATATGTTGACTGATTACCAGGGAGTACTAGCACTCATAAAAGCAGAATCCTCTATAACTGATTTACTCGGATCCTTTGTCGGTGGATCATTTCCGCTTGTGCTTGTCGGGACCATACCGGAAGAACAGCCGGGACTGCCAGCAATCAGCATCAGGAATCAGCTACAGACAGGTGACTTTGGGATCTCTGATAACTTTATAGAACTCCATTGTTACGGGTCCACAGAACACGCCAGCCGTGAGTTGGCCCAGG